GGTGGCAGCAACTCCTACGGCAGCTTGACTGGCTATGCTGAAGCTATGTTCCAAGAGCCACAATCATCCTTCGGTGGTTCTGGTTGGACCTTGGACGCTACTTACAGAGCTTTACGCGGTATCTGCGGTACATCCGGTGGTACTGGTTATGCTTCGGCGGATCCATCTGTCATAAGAGCAAGTACACTAGCTACACTCCAAGGAATTAGAGGTATCTTGACATCTCAAGGCGAAGGAATTGGTAACAACACAACTGGTGATTACCAGAAGTTTAACCAAATGTCCTTTAGCATTGACCGTGTTGCAGTACAAGCACGCACCCGTGCATTGTCCAGCAACTACACAGTTGAATTGGCACAAGATCTTAAGGCTGTTCACGGTCTTGACGCTGAAGCTGAATTGGCAAACCTACTCAGCACAGAAATTCTTGCCGAAATCAACCGCGAAATCGTCAAGACAATCTACTGGGTTGCTCGCACAGGATCGAAGCAGGGAGATTTGGCAGGTGCTGCTACGGGTGGAGTATATGACCTTGATCAAGACTCAGATGGTCGTTGGTCTGCAGAACGTTTCCGTGGTCTTTGCTTCCAAATTGAGCGCGAATGCAATGCAATTGCCAAGGAAACACGCCGTGGTAAGGGTAACTTCATCATCTGCGATAGCGATACAGCTGCTGCTCTAGCCATGTCTGGCTTCATGAGCCTCAGCCCAGCAATCGCACCTCAACTTAACGTTGATGATACACAAAGCACCTTTGCTGGTATCCTCCACGGTAAGATTAAGGTTTATATTGATCCTTATACCCCAGCCGGAATAAACTTCTTCGTTGCTGGCTATAAGGGTGAATCGCCTTATGATGCAGGTTTGTTCTACTGCCCATACGTTCCGCTACAAATGGTACGTGCAGTTGATCCTAACACCTTCCAACCAAAGATCGCCTTCAAGACACGTTATGGTGTTGTCGCCAACCCATACGTTCTAAACGGCAGCACATTGGTTCCAGATGGTGAAAACCTCACACAAGGACTCAACCAATACTACCGCTTCACAGCAGTATCAAATCTCCACGGCAACACCATCTAATAGGTGACCGTGTGTAAGACACATGAAAACCCCCCGAGAAATCGGGGGGTTTTTCTTTTTTAATATTTTTTTTTAACTTAAATTGCTGGGAGCGTCTGGTCTTATTGTGTAATAAGAATAGTTAAATTTGCAGGATGCTTTTTGCAATGTTCCGTCAGCTACATCAGATTGGAATACTAAACCAGATAAAGATACTGGCACGACATTAATATATCTTATTGTGAGCAATGGTGTATTGCAACCTTGGGGCTTAAACGGCGAATTGTAGACCATCATTGTGGCGTCTACGTGCCAGTCTTCATAATCTAGATTGTTGCTAGTAGCATCTTTAATATTTGTAATATTTCTTATCCAAGAATATAAAGATTTCCAGTTTGTTAAATTAGAATCAACTACAAATGAAACTTCTAATGGTTCAAATGCAGCAACCAAAGAAGGTACAGGTACTGTAGTACCAAGTGTGGTAGGCTGTGTAATGTCAGGAGAAGATATTCCAGGTAAATTAGCTTTTTGACACATTAATTCGAATTGTTTTGTTCCTCTATCAAATCTTATTGAAAAATAATTGTTGTATAGAGGGTTGATATTTATTGTACAGTCTGCCATACTATTATTTATAGATAATCGTTTGGATTATCAGACCAGCTTTCAGGTTTATCTGGTGTGGCTTCTGGATTGTATGGTAATTTTTTTGCTTCAGGATTCATTACTTTTTTCTTTTTTGGTTTTTCTGACTTTGGAGTATCATTTATAAAAATGTCCGTAGACGGTTCCGAATCCTCTTCAATTTCATCTTCTTCAAATATTTCCACAGCCTCAAAATTTTCAATCAATTCATTTACAAACCCAACAAAGTCTTCATTATTAAAAAGATCATTTAAAAGTTTTAATCCATTTTCTACAGATTCATGGTCTTTTGGCATAGAGCTTATTACCGAAGAAGGATCATTTTGCATTGCCATGAAGTAAACTTCATACATCTTTTCTAGATCTATTGCAGGCTGGCCAATATAAAGTATTGCATTTCTTGAAATTAAAATTTCATATCCTTTTATACTTGCCAAATAATTTGTTAATTTTACGTATTCTAAAATATTACCTTCAGGATCCTTACTGTTATAAAGTTCCATTTTAGCTGGTAATTTGATTGTTATCTTATCGGGCATTGACTCGCATATCATACCGATGAGTTCTTCACCAGTTATGAGTTTAACAACTCTAAGTACGCCCGAGAATGAATTCTCAGGAAGTGAATCGGACATAAGTATGTCCTCCCTTCCATATTATTTATCTTTTTTACTTTCCAATACTGGTATAGAAAAAATTTTATAATCAAACTTTTCTTTTTTGTATATTTTTATACGTTCTTCAAAATGTTTGAAAACATGATTTTTATATGATTTCCAAGAAAGATCATCGACAATATCAAAAACTTTTAATGTTTTCTTTTTTTCAGAAACGCGAAGACCACGACCTATACTCTGTAAAAGTCTTATGACAGATTTAGTAGGCGAAGCAAAGATAATATTGTCGAGATTAACAATATTGATACCAGCAGAGGTAGTGCCATAGGAGGCAACAAGGATCGCGTCTTTTTCTTTATCAATAACCCGGCGGATATATTCTCTTGCGTCTGCTTCTGTTTTTCCGTGAATGAGATATACTTTTCTATTCGTTCCCGCTGCTTCCAAGAGAGCAGCAAGGGGCTTCCCGTGCGCTTCGACATAATTAAAGAGGATAAGGGTATTCCCTTTGGAGCGGAGTGCGAGTTCTTTGATGAATTCGTTTCTTTTTTCATTTGCTATTATCCATTGAATCTCTTCAATATATTTTAGCTTTTTTAATAATTGTTTTTCTTCTGTTGTGTACTGCAGTACAATACAGTCTATTCCAAGTTTTGCCAGCAAGCCTTTACTCATCAATCCTTTGGTTTGAATGAATTGAATGGCAGGGCCGAGAATGCCTTCAATACTTAAACGGTGAGCCTGAGTTTGTTGTAGGGTTCCAGTTGTTCCTATTCGAAACCAAGCTTTTGATAATTTTTGACCTATAAAATTTATTGATTCTGCCTTGGCTTGGTGACATTCATCAAAAAATACGGCATCAAATTGCTGAAACCATTCTTTTGGTAGTTTATATATTGACTGCCAAGTTGATATGACTATTTGTTTATCTGTTTCTTTATCTACTCCAGCAGATATTTTGTGTATGTATTTTTTACATGACCAAAATTTGTCTTGACTTGAATAATCAAAAAAATCAGATTCCATCTGATTTACAAGACCAACTGTAGGAACCAATATTAATATTTTACGGTCTGTATTTAATACCTTTTGTAGATATCGTACCAAGACGTATATAATTAAACTTTTTCCAGACCCAGTGGGGGATATCAAAACGCTTCTGTGGTTGTTTAAAGCGTGCAGGATTCCCTTCTCCTGGTGTTCGTGCATAGTTACTGGTCTTTTCTTTACCGAAACATTTAAAGAGCTGTAAAAGGCTTTTAAGTCGTCTGGAGAAGAACATAAAGTATTCCTGCTTTCTTTTATCGTTAATGTGTAATTTCTTTCTTCACAAAATTTTTGAAGATAAATTTTTAATCCTCTGGGCAACGTTGATGATAAAATATCATATAATCGAATTTTTCCGTCCCATAACCGTTTTTTAAACATAGGCATATATTGAGCACCGGGAACCATAAATGAGAAATAATCTCTCAATTCTTGTTTGATGCCTTTTTCGGTTTTTATATAATATCTAACTTCGTCTATGGACTCTATATCAATCACCAAATATTTAGGTGACTTTTATACTATTCCATTCATCATTTTTTGCCAGTCGATTGCTGACTTTATGGCAAAATTTCTATTATTGAGTGCTTTTAAGAATTCTTCAACCATTTTTACTTTTATTTCACTAACAGCAATTTTTGCTTTTAATTCTATTAATTTTGGATCACCTTCAATAAATTTTTCTACATCAGTTTTTAACAAATCTAAATCAAATGGTTCTTCTTTCCATTGGGCCAATTCTTCTTGTGATGCTTTTCCTGTGATGATTTTCCATTTACGCAATTTTTGGATTGCATAATCATTTTGCTGTTTTGTTAAAAGCAATTTAAAATCTGAAAGTAAATTAAGATACTTTCCGTGTATTTGAGGTATTTTAATAGCTTCAACACCTAATTCTGTAGAGTCTACTAAAGAATCTTTTGTTATATTATTTTTGAGGTCTTCAAGATTCATGTTTAGTTTTTACTATAAGATACTCTGATAAAAAGTCAACTAAATAACTTGACATTAATTTAATATACTTTATATTATTTGCGAGGTCTAAATGATTATTGATTTGAGAGAAACTAAAACTTTATGGATTAATTTAGATAGAGCAACAAAAAATGCAGATTCAATTAACAAACAATGCATTGATTATGGAATCAAAAATAATGAAAGATTTCCAGCAATTGTAGTTGACCCAAAAGATCCTTTATGTCAGAGTCATCATCCCCACATGAAGCCTTATTTGGCTGGTTGTGGGCTTTCGCATATTGAATGCATTAAAAAAAGCATAGGAAACGGTCCTACTTTAGTTTTAGAAGATGATGCTACGATTACCCCAGCATACCAAAATATAATTGAAGTTCCTGATGACTGTGATGCTGTTTATCTTGGGGTTTCTACAGGATCTCCAGGCTATATTAGCCAAAGATACAATAAAGATTATTTAAGAATCGGAAGAATGCTTGCCGCACATGCGGTGCTCTATATTTCTGAAAGATATAAACAAGCTGCATTACAGGCCGCAGAGCATTTTGTTTATAATTTACATTATCCTTGGGATATTTCGCCTACAGTAGTACAAGAACATTCTTTAGTTTTAACACCAAACTTGCCATTTTATATTCAATCTGATGAAAGAGAGTCTGAACATAAATGGCAATTTTTTACTGATAAGGCCATAGAAGATAAAGGATATATTTTTAATTAAAATGTCTAATTCATTAATACCGGATACCACAGGGATTTTATTAGATGGAACTGGATTAGAAACAGAATTATATCTTTCTCTTTTTCATCAAATGAAAAATTATACCGATAAATGTGTATTATTTACATGCAACCCAAAATACAAATATAAAACAAAAATAAATGAAAAATGCAAAGTATTTTATTTTGAGTCCCCTTTAAATTATAAAGAATTTTCTCAATTTACAATATTTGAATTTTATAAAGCCGTAGAAACTAAAAGATTTATTACATACCATTTGGATGGATATATATTAAATCCACATAAATGGAAAGATGAATTTTTAGATTATGATTATATAGGAGCGCCTTGGGCCAATTCTTTTATAACTGAAGATGGTACTGAATCAATTAATGTTGGAAATGGTGGATTTTCTATAAGAAATGTTGAATTTATGAAATGTGTCGCTTCTATAGCTCATTATGAAAATTATGATGGAATTAATGGAGAAGATGGTTATATTTGTGTAAAATTACAAAAATATTTAAAAAAAGTCGGATTTACTTACGCACCGATTGAAATAGCAAAGCAATTTTCTGTAGAAAGTCCAATTGATTGTGGTAGAAACTGCTGGCATTTTATAAACAATACTTTTGGATTTCATGGAAAAGTATGGTATTCTGAATTAAAATCGTATAATTATTGGGTACCGGAAGGAAAATAATGATAACTTTTAAAGCATTGGGACAATATGGAAGACTTGGCAATCAAATGTTTCAGTATGCAACACTATATTCTGTTGGTAAAAAAAATAATTACAAAATAGGTATTCCTTTTTTTGTAAAAACAAATAATCCTTATTGTAATTTATTTTTAGATGAATGTTTTGAAAAATTGAGTGCAGAAAATTGCACCAACCACGAAACAATCGCAGATTACATTGAGCCTTATCCTTTAATTGATTTTAATGGCAAAATATTTGAAATAAAAGATGATACCAATTTACATGGTTATTTTCAAACAGAAAAATATTTTAAAGAATACAGGGAAGATTTGTTAAATGAATTTAAATTTAAATCAGAGATTAATGACAGTGCAACTAATATAAAAAATTTATTAGGAGACGAGGTTATTTCTGTACATATGAGAATTGGTGATTATGCATTTTTGATGGGTAAACATCCTATATGCAATGAAAAATATTATGAAAAAGCTTTTGAGTCTTTACCAAAAAATAAAACAATTTTGCTTTTTAGTGATAACTTAGATATTGCTTATAATATGATTAAAAAGTTTTCTGATAAAATTAAAATGCCACAAACAAATAACGATTTTATTGATCTCTGTTTAATGAGTAAATGTGAGTATCATGTAATTGCAAATAGCAGTTTTAGTTGGTGGGGAGCATGGTTGTCAGAAAGCAAAAAAGTAGTAGCTCCCGCCATATGGTTTGGCGAGTCACCAGAAATGCCAAAAAACTGGTCTGACATATATTGTGATGGGTGGAAAATAATATAATGCTATTTGATATAACAAAACATATTAAAAAACCAATAACGGGAATTTTACAGGTTGGTGCACATCATGGAAGTGAGTACCATACTTTAAAAAATATTTGTCCAAACATACTAATGTTTGAACCTCAAAAAAATGTTTTTAACATTTTAAGTAAAAACGTATGCTTTGATAAAAATGTCATACTAGAAAATAAAGCATTGGGTTCAAAAAGTGGAACATTAAAAATGTACACAGAAAAAGCCAATGGGGGGCAGTCTAGCTCTTTATTGAAGCCAGGTTTACACACAGTTCAATATCCTAGAATAAAATTTAATGGTTTTGAAGAAGTTGAAGTAACAACATTAAATGAATATTTTTTAAATAAAATTTTTAATTATAATTTGGTTACGCTTGATGTTCAAGGATATGAATTGGAAGTTTTAAAAGGTTCAACAAATATTTTAGATAAAGTTGATTATATTCTATGCGAAGTAAATAGAGCAGAACTCTATATTGGTTGTCCTATGGTTGAAGAAATAGATTCATATTTGAAAGAATTTGGGTTTATGAGGAACCTTACAAGTTGGGCTGGTTATACTTGGGGGGACGCTTTATATGTTAAATGAAATATCTGCATTTGGTAGTCCTTTTTCTCACGATATTACTTCATGTACGGGTATACCACCTACCCAATTTGAATGGGTATTTGACCAACCTTCTTCTAGTAATATAGAAGTTTATATGGATTATAATATTTTGGGTGGAAAAATAAGTAATTGCCCAAATAAATTTTTATGGTTGTGTGAGTCTAAAGGTATAACTCCAGAACAAAATAATTTTTTAAAAAATAATTATGATTTTTTAAAACTAATTTATAAAAAAATATTTGTTCATGATTATGAACTTTTAAAATTAGGAAATTCTTGTGTTTATTGTCCACCAGCAGCAAATATGCCTTGGATAAAAAATAGGAGCATTCATAACAAGACAAAATTAGTTTCTATGGTATCTTCTGGTAAAAGTTTTTGCAAAGGTCATGAGTTTAGAAACAAAATGATGGAAAAGTTTCAAAAATTAAATTGTAATATTGACTACTATGGCCGATTATTTAATCCTTTTAATGTAAAAGAAGACGTATTGAATGATTATTACTTTTCAATAACAATTGAAAATGAAAAATACTCCAACTATTATACTGAAAAATTAATGGATTGTTTTGCAACAGGCACCATCCCCGTTTATTATGGGACTCCTGAATTGCCGTCTATGTTTAATACAGATGGTGTTATAATTTTAGATGATAATTTTGATATAAATACATTGTCTAGTGATCTTTATTTTTCAAAAATGGATGCAATAAAAGATAATTTTGAAAGATGTATGAATCACCAAACATCGGATGATTATATTTTTGAACGCATAAAGGAATTAATATGAAAAAAGCTTTAGTATTAGGTGCTGGTGGATTTATTGGTGGTCATTTGGTAACTCGTTTAAAAAATGAAGGTTACTGGGTGCGAGGAGTAGATATAAAAAAACACGAATACAAAAAAACAGATGCAGATGAATTTTTTGTATTGGATTTGAGAAATCCAAATAATGTAGAAGATGCTCTTAAAATAACTTTTGATGAAACTTTTGATGAAATTTATCAACTTGCTGCAGATATGGGTGGTGCTGGGTATATATTTACCGGCGAACACGATGCTGATGTCATGCACAATTCTGCAATAATTAATTTAAATGTTGCAAATGAAGCCGTAAAATATAAACAAATGCCAAAAATATTTTATTCATCGTCTGCTTGTATGTACCCAGAACATAATCAAATGGATCCCGACAATCCAAAATGTTCGGAAGAATCAGCATATCCGGCAGCACCGGACAGTGAATATGGTTGGGAAAAACTTTTTAGTGAAAGATTATACCTCTCATATCATAGAAATTATAAACTTCCTGTGAGAATTGGAAGATTTCATAATATATATGGTCCATATGGATCTTGGAATAATGGAAAAGAAAAAGCACCGGCAGCTATTTGTAGAAAAGTAGCCGAAGCCAATGATGGTGGAACAATTGAAATATGGGGTGATGGAAAACAAACAAGATCATTTTTGTATATTGATGAGTGTTTGGAAGCAGTTAGAAGATTGATGGAATCAGATTTTATTGGTCCTGTAAATATAGGATCAGAAGAAATGATTTCTATAAATTCTTTGGCTGAAATGGTTATATCTTTATCTAAAAAATCTGTATCTATTAAAAATATTTCAGGTCCTACAGGCGTAAGAGGAAGAAATTCTGATAACAATTTAATTTTTGAAAAATTAAATTGGAAACCAAATCAACCTTTATTAGAAGGAATAACCAAAACATTTAATTGGATTAATTCTATGGTTGTTGTATAATATTTAATGTGAAATATTTTATTAAAAATAACATAAAATGAATAAAATTAAAGTAATAAATAATAGTAAAACATTTATAGATGATCCAATTTTTAATTTGGGTTTTGAAAATTGTGTAACAAATAATGAAAATGTAATTCTACATTTAGATTGTACTAAAGATGATGATTTATCTTTGTTTGATAATAAATATAAATACTATCTTTTAGATTTAGAATTACCAAATCGTTGGATGAGAGAATATGAACGTAATTTTGGTTTTATAAATGAAAAAAAATATGACAAAATTTTTTCTATTGATCCCTTTTTTACAATAAATAGAAATAAACAATTAAATTGTTTAAAATATCAATATGTATATTTTCCTTTTAATAGTGAATATATAACTTTTTCTGAACATAAACCTATTGATGTATTTTATAGCGGTCATATTAAAGAAGATATGATTGAAATTAAAAATACAATTGATAAATTTAATGGTTTAATTGTTGCAAACAATGGTGGATACAAAGCAACATATCAAGAAAAAATTAAATTAAATTCACAGTCAAAAATTTCAATAGTACATAATTTTTTAGATATACATATATATGGTAATGATCGTGAATTATTTAAAAATTTACAATGTACTGAAATTAGAAATAATACTGCTACACAACACAAGGCTCGTGTAATAGAAGCGGCTATGCTTGGTTCATTTATGTTATGTAAAAAAGATGAATATAATATTATTGAAGATTTGTTTGAACCTGGCAAACATTTTTTATATTTTTCTAATAAAAATGAACTTGAAGAATTAATTCAACATGTTCTTTCTAATTATGAAAAATATTCAATATTAGCTAAAAATACAGCTAAATATGCAAAAGAAAACTACACAACACAACATTTTGTTAATAAATATATAAACTTATGAAAAAATTTATAGTAACAACTACAATTCAAAAACCAACTAAAGCAACTTTAAAATTTTCAGAAATGGAAGACTGGACATTAATTGTTGTTGGTGATACAAAAACACCACACGATGATTATAAAAAAATTAATTGCATTTATCTCCATCCAGAAGAACAAGAAAAAAAATATAAAAAAATTAGTGATATTTTAGGGTGGAAAACAATTCAAAGAAGAAATATTGGTTTTATAGAAGCATATAATTTAGATGCTGATATAGTTGCCACGGTAGATGATGATAATATTCCTTATAATAATTGGGGTAAAAATTTATTAATAAATAAAGAAATTGAAGTAGATTGTTGGGATTCAACTCATATTGGAGTTTTTGATCCGCTTAGTGTAACAAATCATTCTGATTTATGGCATAGAGGTTTTCCATTAGAACATTTAAAAGAAAAAAATAATGTCAATTATTTGGGAAAACAAAAAGTAAAAGTAGATATTCAAGCCAATTTATGGGATGGAGATCCAGATATTGATGCTATATGCCGTTTGAGTAAAAAACCATGTGTAAAATTTGATAAAATATCACCGTATACTTCAAATACAATAATGCCATTTAATAGTCAAAATACTTTTTTATCAAGAAAATGTTTACCCCATTATATGATGATTCCTTTTGTTGGAAGAATGGATGATATATGGGGAGCATATTTATTACAACAAAATTTAAAAATTAATATTGTATTTGATGAGGCTACAGTTTATCAAGAAAGAAATCAACAAGATTTAATTATTAATTTAGAAAAAGAATTAATAGGTTATCAAAATAATAATAAATTAATTAATAAAACATATATTTTACCAGATAATGTTAAAAAAGCTTTTGAAATATATAATACTTATTTTTAAAAAAAATATATAATTTAATTAACTTTATATTTATTATATAATATATCTAAAATCGTGACATATATATGAAAAATATTTTAAATTCTATTAGTGATTTTATAAAAGAAAAACATTCAAAAAAAATATGGAAAGCTGGTGAAGATTATGTGCAATATGCTGGACCATATTTTGATGAAGAAGAGTATATAGAAGCTGTTAAAACTCTTCTGGATGGATGGTTGGTTTTGGGAGAAAATGGAATAAAATTTGAAAATATTTTTCCAAGATATAGTGAAAAAAAATATGGAATTTTGACAAATAGTGGAAGTAGTTCTAATTTGTTAATGATGTCAGCATTGACATCTAAAAGATTATATAATTTACCAAAAGGAACTAGAGTAATTACTCCAATTGCTGGATTTCCTACTACGATAAATCCCATATTTCAAGTAGGTTTTTTTCCAGAATTTGTAGACATTGATTTAAATACTTTAAATTTAAACTTAGACCAAGTTGAAGAAAAAGCAAAACAAGGTTGTAAAGTATTAATTTTTGCCCATGTTTTAGGAAATCCTCCAGACATGGACAGGCTAATGTCTATTGTAAATGAATATAATTTAATAGTTTTAGAAGATTGCTGCGATGCTTTGGGGAGCACCTACGACGGTTGTGCGTTAGGATCATTTGGCCAATTTGCTTCTTTTTCTTTTTATCCAGCTCACCACATAACAATGGGGGAAGGTGGATTTGTATCTTGCAAAACACAAGAACAAGAAATTGTACTGAGAAGTTTTAGGGAATGGGGAAGAGGTTGTTTTTGTGTTGGCAAAAAGGCAAATTTATTAAAAAATGGATGTTGTGGAAAAAGATTTTCAAATTGGCTTCCTTCCATGCCAGATGAAATTTTTGACCATAAATACGTTTATGATGAAATTGGATACAATTTAAAACCAATAGATTTGCAGGCTGCTATAGGTTTAGCTCAACTCAAAAAATTACCAAAAATAGTTGAACTTAGAATTAAAAATTATAATAAATTATATTCCATATTTAAAAAATATGAAGAATATTTTATACTACCAGAACCAACAAAAAAATCAAATCCAGCTTGGTTTGCCTTCCCATTAACTATAAAAAATAATAATTTATTTAATAGATTTGATATAACAAATTATTTGGAAGAAAATAAAATTCAAACACGACCTTATTTTGCAGGAAATATAATGGCGCAACCCGCATATACAAATATTGCACCAGGTGTTGATTTTCAAACAAATTACCCAAACTCAGTTAAAGTAACAACAGATACATTTTTTTTGGGAACCAGTCCTGTTATAACAGACGAACAAATTGATTATATAGAAAAAATTGTAAATAAATTTTTTAAAAAATATGAAAAATAAAAAAGTATTAATATTAACCGGTTGCCAAGATGATTTAAAAAATGGATATGATGGTTCTTACCATGAAGTTTTAGATTTAACTTTAAAATCAAAAATTAATTATGCACAAAAGTATAATTATGATTTTCTTATTTTAAGATCTTTTAAAGAAGATAAAGAAAATATATTAAAAAGAAATGATAATCATATAGGTTTTTTAAGAGTTTTAGAAGTTTTTAAAATGTTACAATATTATGATATTGTTATGTGGTTAGACGGAGATGCATTAATAACAAATAATGATATTTCAATTGATAAATTTGGAATAAATGATGAACAATTTTTATATATTTCATGGGATTGGATGAATAAAAATTTAGGTTATCAAAGTTTTTCTGAATATAAACATTATTTCAGTGCGGGAAATTTTATTTTTAATAAAACACCAATGTTAGAAAATTTTATAAAATACTTTTATGAACATGCCAGTTATTTTCCCGAAGAACAAATGTTAATGAATACAATTTATTCAGAAACAGAATTTAAAAAAAATATATCAATTTTAGATCATAGTTTTTTAAATGGTGTTCCGGAGTTTGTTTATGATTATGATGAATGGAAAGATTTAAAAAATAGAACTGGCTATAGTATAAAAAACCCATGGAAAAAAAATTATTTTTTAGCTCATATTTGTGGTCTTAACAATAAAAATAGAATAAAATTAATAAAACAAAATTTTAAAGAATTTATATAAAAAGTAAAACAAATAATGAAAATTGTTTATATTACTGGTTGTTTGGGATTTATTGGTTCATATGTAACTCGTTTATGCCTCCAAAAAGGATGGTATGTAAAGGGCGTAGATAAGATAACATATGCAGCTAACAAACAATTGTTAGAAGAGTTTAAACAATATAAAAATTTTTCATTTGTACACGATGACATAAATGATTTAAAGTTTTTGTATGATTGTGATTATGTAATTAACACAGCAGCAGAAACTCATGTTGGTAATTCAATCGCAGACAGCAAAGATTTTATCAGTTCTAATATAGATGGAGTTCATAATTTATTACAACTGATTAAAAATCATAGAGGTGAGAATGTTAAAAAACCAATACTATTTCACTTCAGTACTGATGAAGTTTACGGTGATATCGGTACTGGCGCACACACAGAAACGGATTTATTAAAACCATCTAATCCATATTCCGCAACAAAAGCCGCCGCCGATATGTTAATTATGGCATGGGGAAGAACATACAATGTCCCATACTTGATTGTTAGACCAACTAATAATTATGGAATTGGCCAATATGTTGAAAAATTAATACCAAAAGCATGCAAGCACATACATTTGGGTAGAAAAATACCAGTACACAACAATGGAACTCCTATTAGAACTTGGTTGCATGCAGAAGATACTGCCCGCGCAGTAATTACTCTTATAGAATCACAAGTAAGCAATGAGATTTATAATATTTCTGGTGGATTTGAACAGTCTAATATAGAAACTATTAAAAAAATATTAACTTGTCTATTGAAAACTGATGACTACAATATTGAGAAATATATTGATTTTTCTTATTCGCGTTTAGGACAAGATTTGCGTTATTCACTTGACGATAGTAAACTTCGTTCTCTTGGTTGGAAACCCATTAAAAACTTTGACAATGAGTTACCATTCGTCATTGAGTATTACAGGAAAAAATTTATATGGTAAAAGTTGCAGATTACATTGCTAAATTTTTAGAAAAAAAAGGAATACGTCACGTGTTCATGGTTACTGGTGGTGGTGCAATGTTCCTTAATGATGGTATTGCAAAAAGTAAAATTATAAAAGGTATCTTTAATCACCACGAACAAGCTTGTGCTATGGGAGCTGTGGGATATTCAAAATACACTAATGAAATTTCAGTAGTAATGCCCACTACAGGTTGTGGGGGAACTAATACAATTACTGGAGTTCTTGATGCTTGGCAAGATAGCAATAAGGTAGTTTTTATATCAGGAAATGTTAATAAAAAAGAAACAACCCACGGATTTTCAGTTCCTTTGAGAAAATTTGGAGTACAAGAAGCAAACATAGTTGATATAGTCAAACCGATTACAAAATATTCAGTAATGATTACTGAACCAAATACAATTGCTTATCATTTAGAAAAAGCATTTTATCTTTGTGTGTCTGGCAGACCGGGACCAGTTTGGATTGATGTTCCTATGGATATACAAGGTAGTTTAATAAATGAATCCGAACTTATTCATTTTACCCCCGAAGAATTCTTTGTAAACGTAGACTGCTCTATTTTTGAAACTTATATTAAAAATGCAAAACGACCTATTGTAATTGCTGGTTATGGAATTCAACTAGGAGATGCCAAAAAACAGTTTGTAGAATTTATTGAAAAATACAATATTCCTGTGACATTTACTTACTTAGGGATCGATTTTCTTCCATCAGATCATCCTTTGTATGTTGGTAGATTGGGCACCAAAGGAGACAGAGCAGGAAATTTTGCTGTTCAAAATAGCGATTTGATAATATCGCTAGGAAGTAGTTTGAGTGTTTCTGTCACAGGGTTTAGATATGAAACTTTTGCGAGAGATGCAAAAGTGTTAGTTGTAGACATTGATCAACACGAACATAAAAAGAAAACTATACGAGTTGATGCTGAAATCAATACTGATATAAAAGTTTTTTTTGAACAAACAAAAAATATTGAGTACAAAACAAATCAAGATTGGATTGAAAAATGCATTGGATGGAGAAATAAATGGCCAGTATTTACTGAAAAATATAAAGATACCACAAATGGGATAAACATTTACTATTTTATAGAAGAACTTTCAAAAAAAATGAGTTCAGACAGTATAGTTATAAGTGATGCTGGTTCCGCTTATTATGCCACTTCGCAGGGTTTAAAAATAAAAAAACAACAAAGATATATCACATCAGGGGCACAAGCAGATATGGGATTTTCTATTCCAGCGGCTATAGGGGCTGCAATCGCATCTGATGTGAAAAAGAAAGTAATTGCTATTACAGGCGATGGATCCTTTCAAATGAATTTACAGGAATTGCAAACAATTGTCAATTACAATTTACCAATTAAAATTTTTGTCTTAAATAATGGTGGTTATCTGTCAATTAGAAACACTATGGACAAATTTTTTGAAAGTCGTTACTTCGGGACTGATAAAAATTCTGGTCTTTCTTTTCCAAAAATTTTAAAAATTGCAAACGCATATGATATACCATATCATAAATTAGAAACTGGAGAAGATATTGATAAAAAATTGCTTGACATATTAAATGTTGACGGTTATTCTCTGACTGAGGTAATATGTCCTTTCAAACAAGATATGTCACCATCATCATCAGCAAAAATAAATTTTGAGGGAAAACTTGTATCACAGCCTTTAGAAAATATGAGTCCTTTTTTAAATGAGGAAGAATTTTTAAAAGAAATGATTATAAAACCAATTTAAGGACATTAAATATGCCAGCAGATAGTAAAACAAAAAAAACAATTTTAACTTTAACGACAAATAAAACAAAAGGAATCAAAACAGTATTAGTTACTGCGTATGATTATCCTCAAGCAACGCTTGCTGATAGAGCTGGAGTAGATTGCATTCTTATAGGCGATTCTTTGGGAATGACAACTCTTGGCTATAAAACAACAATTCCAGTAACAATGGATGACATGATTAGAAGTTGTGAAGCTGTAAGTAAGGGAACTCAAAATGCATTTTTGATTGGAGATATGCCATATATGTCATATCAACCATCAAATCAAGTGGCTATTGAAAATGCTGGACGATTTATTGTTGCTGGTTGTGATATGGTAAAAGTAGAGGGAGCAATGATTGAAAGAGTCAAAGCAATTGTTGACTCTGGAATCATGGTAATGAGTCATCTTGGTCTAACTCCCCACACAAGAGCAAAATTGGGTGGTTATAGGGTACAAGGAAAAACAGCAGACCAAGCAGAAGTTATTTTAAATCAGGCTTTAAAACTTCAAGATGCTGGTTGTTCTGCTCTGCTTCTTGAAGCAATGCCAAAAGAACCTGCTGCTATGATTGCCCGAGAATTAAAAATTCCTGTTTATGGAATTGGTGGAGGAAATGAAGTTGATGGTCAATTGGTAATTTTTCACGATCTTACAGGTCTTTTTTGGGAATTTAAATCAAAATTTGTAAAGCGTTATTGTGAAGCAGGAAAAATTATACAAGAGGCTTTGACTCAATATGCGGAAGAGGTTCGTTCTGGTGTATTTCCCGGACCAGAAAATTTTTATGAAATTAAAGAGGAAGAACTTGAAAAACTATTAGGGGATGACAAATGGAAGTATGAACAAGACCGTGTTGAAAACCATGCAAAACCAAATCATTGTGTTACTCCAATAACAGCAAATCCATCAGACATCAAAAGATAAATAAAAATTTAAATATGAAAATTTGTGTCACGGGTGCTAATGGTTATATTGCAAAAAGTCTTTACAAAAGACTAAATAAAGTTTATGATGTAATTTCTATTACACGAAGTGATTTTGATTTAATAGACTACAAAAAAACTTGTGAATGGTTTAAAAATAAAACATTCGATGTTGTGATCCACACTGCGATCAATGGTGGCAGTAGATTGCAACTAGATGATTCTTCCGTGTTTGATAACAATATGGCAATGTTCAATAACTTGGTTGCCAATCAAAAGTCTTTTTCCAAGTTGATATCTTTTGGCTCAGGTGCTGAGATTTTTCATGGGGATACACCATATGCCAACAGTAAAAGAGAAATTGCAAAGCAAATTCTTAAATATCCAAATTTTTATAATTTAAGAATATTTGGTGTGTTTGATTATAATGAATTGGATAGTAGATTTATAAAATCAAATATTATAAGATATTTAAAAAAAGAACCAATGGTTATTCATTTTGAAAAAATTATGGATTTTTTTTATATGGAAGATTTGTGCAACTTGGTAGATTACTATATTGAAACAAAAAACCCAATAAAAGAAATAAATTGCTCTTATAAAAGAAAAAATACTTTATCAGATATATGCAATGTTATAAACAGCCTATCTGATCATAAAGTTCCCATTTTAATAAATGATAAAAGTAAATTTGATTTTTATTGTGGCCAAAGTGAGCTTCCCATTGATACTATGGGAATTGAAAAAGGTATATTGGAAACTTTTAAAAAACTAGAAAATAAATTATTGTTTTAATTACATATATGGTGTAAACTGTTTTTATGAAAAAACCAAAGAAGAAAAAAACAAAATCAACAGATGCTGATTATGTAGATAATCAAGCACTGTATAATGCTTTGGTTGATTATAAAAAGAAAACAAAAGAAGCAGAAAACTCTGGAAGAAAAAAACCAAAAATTCCAGATTTTATAGGTGAATGCATTCTAAAAATAGCAAGCCGTCTTTCATATCGACCAAATTTTGCAAATTATCCGTATAGAGAAGAGATGGTTTCTGATGCAGTATTAAATTGTATTACATATATTGATAATTTTGACCCCAGCAAATCTACAAGTCCATTTGGATATTTGACCCAGATTTGCTGGTTTTCTTTTGTAAGAATAATCAACAAAGAAAAAAGAGAAAAATATACGCAATATAAATTTGCAGAACAGCAAAATGATAAAGATTTCCACAATTGGTTTAATGAAACTTATGCTGGAATTGAAATCGGTAGAAGAGACTTTTTTGGTCTTACAGATCTTGATATTGAAAGATTTGATGAAATGCTAGCACCAAAAAAATCAAAAAGAAAAAGAATTAAAAAGTTAAAAGATAATATTTTAGATATATGAAGTCTATCATTTTAAATGACACGCATTTTGGCTACAAAGCTGATTCTCCAATTGTTCTTGAATATTTTTTGTCTTTTTTTGAGGAACAATTGTTCCCATATCTCAAAGAAAACAATATTAAAACTATTTTTCATCTAGGAGATGTTTTTGATCGTCGTAAGTATGTAAATTTTAAAACTTTAAATCAGGTTAGAACAAGATTTTTTGAACCTCTTAGAGATATGGGAATTAAGTGCATTGCTATTTGCGGCAACCACGATACCTATTATAAAAACAACAACAGAGTAAACTCCTTGGACGAATTGGTATCCCAATACGCAAACTGGGAGATCTATTCGGAACCTACCACGATAAATACGACAGCTGGTTGTGTCGCATTGCTTCCTTGGATAAACTCAGAAAACGAGGAGGCAGCAGCAAAATTTATTTCAGAAACCACATGCAGTGTTCTGTTGGGCCACCTTGAACTCTGTGGCTTCCAGAGCATTCGAGGAATTTTTATAGAGCAAGGATATGACCCAAAACATTTTGACAAGTTTGATTATGTACTCACCGGTCATTATCATGTTAAGTCTAGTCGTGATAATATTCATTACCTGGGTACGCAGTATCAGATGGCTTTCTCGGATGTATGGGAGCCGAAGGGATTCCACGTATTTGATTTTTCGTCTAGAGAACTTGTATTCATCCAGAATCCTAGAAAACTTTTCTATACGTTTGACTATAATGAAGACGAACCGCAAAAACTGGACTATTCGACATTCAAGGATTGCTACGTCAAGATTTTTGTCAAGAAACGAACTAAGGCTGCGCCGTTTGAGAAATACATGGATAAGTTCTATGAGGCGGGTGTGGCTGAACTGGCCGTCACCGAGGAAGTTAGCGCAAATCCTGAACTGGTTGCGGTGGACGTGCACAAGGACACTCTACAGTTACTACATGAGGAACTTGGAACCATTAACGAGAAATCAATCGACAAGCAAATGCTTGCCAAGATAATAGATGAAGCGTATAATAGTGCACTGTCAAAGGATGAAGAGTGATTGAATTTTTAACTGTTCGCTTCAAGAACTTTGGGTCGTTCGGCAACAACTTTTCCGAAATTGATCTTAACACAAGAAAGACCACGCTTGTAACTGGAACAAACGGTCACGGCAAGTCTTTTGCGTTGCTTGATTCGCTATGCTTTGGTTTGTTTGGCAAGCCATTTCGCCCAATCAATATCCCCCAGCTGGTCAACAGCGTAAACGGCAAGGGATGTGTTGTTGAAATTGAATTCAACAAGTCCGGATCGCATTACTTGGTACGTCGTGGATTATCTCCCAAGATCTTTGAGATCCATAAGAATGGAGAGATGATTGATCAAAATGCCAAGACAAAGGACTACCAAGAAATGTTCGAGGAACAGATTCTTGGTTTTGATTATTCTGCTTTTAAGCAAGTAGTGATTCTTGGCAAGTCAAACTTCATCCCCTTCATGCAACTGACTCCTGCGGAGCGTAGAAAGATAATTGAAGGGCTACTGGATCTTGACATTCTTGCAGATATGAACCAGTATGTCAAAGGACAGCTGGGATCTTTGAAGGTAAGCATAGCCGAGAATGAGTCGTTGGTCAAGATCTCCCATGAAAAGATCAAGGCCCAAAAACAATTCATCGATCAGGTAAAGACGCACAATGCGGACGACATCAAATTAATTGATGAAAAAATTGAATCGTTTGAGGTTAATATCAAACTAAGCAAATCTGAGAGAAACGAGTTTGCAAAACAACTTGAAAAACTTTTAGGGGAGCAGGCAAAGTATCAAAAAACGGTTCAGTCTTTAAAAGATGTGCCCCTAATGCTGGCAAAAA